GCGACGACTCCGCGAAGGACGTCGATCTCGTCGCCCTCCAGAAAGAGGCCAACGCAATCCTTGAGCGTATCGCCCAGAAGCAGAACCCCGTAGCCAACTAAGGAACCAGTAATGCCCGACATTTCCTACAACGTCGCCATGAAGCTCGACAAGGACTACCTCAACAACTCTGTCAGCGTCGTCAACGTGACGGCGACCATGAGCGAGGTTGGCATGAACAGCATGACGCTCGCCCTCTCGACGAATCCCGTCAGCATTTCGACGGTGAACCTCACCAGGGTCGGCCTTGCGTTTCTGCGGAACCTGTCCACGGCGACCGCCTCCACAGCGACTATCGGCATAGCCGCGGGCGGGTCGATGGCGGGCTTCTGCACTCTGCGGGCCGGCGAGCCGGCGATCTTCAGGATGAGCGCCGGCACCAACTACCAGGCCACGGGAACGGCCGGCACCCGTCTCCGCGTCGATATTACGGAAGGCTGATCCTATGCCCAAGATGGTTTCACCGCTCGCGCAGGGGAACGCCTTCGCCCGCTCGGCCGACGGCGGCCAGCTTGCCGACACAGCGACGCGAACCTGGAAGGTCATTCTCAACGAGCCAAATGAGTCGTGGGACATTGGCGCCTCGGTCGGCGTTCAGATCGGCGACCCATACAGCGATAGCAACCCGATCCCGTGCGTGAGCGTCGAGGCGCGAGCCGACGGCGAGAGCCGGCTTGTGCGCATCGTCACCGCGCAGTACCGAACCAACGCCGGCGGCGACGACGGCGGGGGGCAAGACCCAGGCAGCTACTCGCCAGATGTAAGGCCGGCGAACTTCTCGACGAGTACGACGCTGTATGAGATGCCGGCATATAGCTGGAAGCGGCTCAAGGCGGGGTTCATGGCTGAACCGTCATATCAAGATGAGGTTGCCGTCAACTCTGCTGGCGACCGGCTTGACGGCGTCACGAAGTTCGAGCCGATCACGACGATTCGCGTTACGCAGTTCAGTCAGACTCCAGGCACGACCTTCTCGCACTACTGCGGTCATGTAAACAGCGAGGAGATGAATCTCGGCAGTTATATGACCTGCGCGCCACACACGGTCATGTTCCGCGGCGTCGAGGCTGCGCCACACGTTGAATCGTTCGGCAACATGGTCTATCGCGGTTTCATGAATTCGTATGAGTTCGCGTACCGCGTCAATAAAAGCGAGGCTCCGGGGGCGTCTGGCGACTATGGCTGGGACTTGGCGGTGCCGGTGACGGGGTTTACCTGCCGCGCTTTCAATCCAGCGAACCCACGAGCGGACCAAGACCCGTATGCGGTTCCTCTCCAGCGCTGGCCGCTGGACGATCCAGAAAGACCTGGGCTGATTAAAGTTCCACTCCAACTGCAAGACGGCGTGGCTGTCAACGAGAGGATACGCGCGCTCGTCCGTGTGGCAGGTCGCGGGCAATGGGCAGACCAGGCGCCGTGCGCGCAGCCGGTCGCGCTCAACGAGGACGGCACGCCGCGATCTGAAAACGCAGACCCCAAAATCATCCTCTGGCGTGTATCGACGCAGCCAGAGATCAACCTCACCCAAACCCTCCAACTCCGGCTGACCTAATGGCCCAAGGCTTCCTCATCGGTGAAACCCTGCTCGGGCAGATCAAGGATACGGTCAAGCGTGTCCAGGGTGAGCCTATGGTCGGGAATATCAGCCGCATCGAGACGCGGTTCGAGGGCGCGCCGCCGACGCCGACTGAGAGCAAGACGTTCCGCATCTGCACCTTCACCGGGGCGTGGTCGATCAACGACACGAAGACAGTGACCTTTCGCGGGGTCACGGCGACGCCGAACACGGTGCAGGCGGTGAACTTATTTGCGAACATCGCTGCCGCCGCGTCATCTCGCAACTGCGCCGTCGCCAAGGATGGCACCGCTTGGTATCTCATCGCGGCCCAGTGCTAGGAGCATCGCATGGCAATGCTCGGGTCATCGTGCAGCCCATGCTGCGTCGCAGAAGGCTGTCCGTGTCCGGAGGGCGAGCCGGTTCCCTACAGAGTCACAGTCGCCCTGTCTGGCCTCACGCACACAAGCACGAAGGTAGAGAACCTCGTTGGCTTGTCGTTTTCAGCGCCGTTCGGCAGCGGTGCCAGCGGGACCGTATCCGTTGGTGGTGGCAAGGTTGGTGACCCCGGATTTCCGATTTCGAGTGTGTCGCTCACGAGCGGAGGCAGCGGGTACGCAAGGCTCGGGCGCAGAGCGCCTGCGCTGACCATCACGGGGAGCGGCACCGGCGCAACATTCACGCCAACATTTTCAATATCAAACGACAGCCTCGGCTTTCCTCGCTGGTCGGTTGCGTCCATTAGTGCATCTGGCGGAACTGGCTACGACGACGGCGAGCAGATCACGATTGCGGCCGCCGAGGGCGACACCGTCGAGCAGGCTGCGGCTGGGACGATCCGCACGCTGCGAGGGGAGCCAGCGATCACGGCTTCGGCATCCGGCGGCAGCGGGGCGACGTTCGGCGTGACGGTTGCACCAAACGACACGACGCCGCAAACCTGGAGCGTGACTGGCGTCACGGTGGCGAATGGCGGCACGGGCTACCCGGACAGCGGATACATCACATTTAACGCCGCAAGCGGCGACACGGTAGAGCAGTCGGCCAACGCGATGTTCTACTGCGGTCGTGTGGCACCGACCGTCACTGCGATCGCGAGCGGTTCGGGGAGCGGGGCGTCTCTTTCGGCATCGCTGTCATCGGCAATCGGCTACTACGACGGCCGCCCCTACTGGTACGTCGATGGCATCTCGATCACCAACGGCGGCACCGGCTACGCGGAATACGATTCAGTGAGCGTGACCGCGACAGACGGCGATGGGTATGGTGCGTATGCCATCGTAACCTCAGTGGATGAAGACGGAGCCATCACTGGAGTCGCCGTCTACTGGGGCGGCGAGTATTACAAGTCGAACGGCATCATCGAGAGCGTGATTCTCAACAGTGGAGGAACCTACTACCGAGATACCGGGCAGGCTTCGGGTGTCACGGTAGATGCTGGAGGACTATATTACCGCGAAGACGCGAGCCTCCAGCCTTACGTTGCAACCGTGACCGTGACCGTCACGCAGAACCCACCGAGCAACGGCTCCGGCGCGACGGTGGCAGCGACCGTCAACGCTGACACAAGCAGCAGCAGCTTTGGCTCTGTCTCGGGTATTACGCTCACCAACGCCGGTGCTGGTTATCTCGGGTGGGCGTGGGACGAATGCCTTCTTTCGCAACTGAACGGCCGGTCTTTCACGTTGCCAAAAGTCAGAGCGATGGTCGGGTCGCAGTTTGCCAAAACAGGCAATCTGCTGCCGCTTTTGTTTGAGTCATCGCTCGGCGGTGTGGGCGCTGCCGCGACTGTCGTCGCTCCTGGAGGGGAGGAGGACATAGACAACGGGCCGATAACGTCAGTGTCGCTCACGAACGGAGGAAGCGGATACGCAAGGATCGGGCGCGAGCAGCCTTCGTTGGACATCCAGCGCGCTCTTGGGTCGTTTGGAAGCGGTGCTGCTTTCACGCCCACGTTTTCGCAGCGCCAGGATGCCTACGGACTCGACTACTGGGTGGTGAGTTCAGTGTCGGTGTCGGGAGGCTCTTGCTACGGCCTGAACGGCCGACAAGGGCCGTACCTGACCGCGGCTGTGCCGGGGGGCAGCGGGGCGTTCTTTTCTGTCCAGACTGTTCAGACACTTGACGAATGCGGTGGTGTGATCTGGATAGTGTCTGAGATTAGCGTTAGCGTAGGCAACAACTGGACGCCATACCCGAACAACGCTCCAGTGACGATTACGGCCCACGACGGTGCTGTCGTGCGAACGGCGGCCGCCGCAACGCTGCAAACAGACGAAATCGGACGGCCGGTCGGCGTGACGATTGCCAACTGGGGGGCGTACTTCAAAAAGGGGCCGGACGAGTCCCTGCGAATCACTCCGGCAACGACGGACGACAAGCAGCAGCAGCAAGCCGTGCTCATTCTCCAGACCGACGACGACGGCAAGCCGACGGGGGTGACGGTTACAAACGGCGGCGCGTACTACCGCGAGAACAAATCGCTCCCTCCGTACTCGCCTGGCGTCAACGTCGTCCTGAATCAAATAAGCCCCAGCAATGGAACAGGCGCGGCGTTCGCTGCCACGGTGGACAGCGACCCGTACAGCAGCAACTTCGGAAAAATATCTTCGGTAAGCCTGTCGAGTGCGGGCGACAACTACCTTTCGTGGGCGTACCCAAGAACGTGCCTCTATTCGCGATGCGTTCTTGTGCGAGGGACGCATTACGGAGGTTTTGGCAGCCAAGAGTCGGCGTCGGCTGCGCAGATCACGGTCGAACTTAAAGGCCCGAGCAGACCGCCAGAGGTTAGGGTTTCGATGGGTCGCGCGAACATATTCGCTCCGTGTCCGTGCAGATCATGCACCACGGCGACGGTAACGCTCACGGCCGACCCGGAAGATGCCCCCTTCGGCTGCGAAGGCACGCTCTTTACGGCGTCTGAGCAGTTTGGCGGGCAGGCGACCGTAACCGCTGGCTCCAGCGGCGAGCCGTGCTACGAACAGATTCTCGCCGCAAACTCGCTCAGCATAACGCTCAGCGGCGAGAACGCAGAGTTTACTGTCCAGAGGCCGCAGCCAAGTTACCAAGTCAATCGCCCTTGGGAGCCGCTGCCGGACAACCCGCATTGCTGGCAGAACACATACGACGAGCAGCCAAATAGGGTCAGGGTCAGACTGACGGGCGGCAAAACCAACGGAGCTGACCTCGCTGGCACTTTTTCGTGCGAGTTGGTCGAGCAGTTCCCGAACGGAGGAAAGCGATTTCGGTACGACATGGGGACGGTGTGCGGATTACCGTGGGGTAGTTGGCCGGGGGCTGACCAGTCGCTCGGCTCAAAGCCGATGCTCGTGAGCATCGAACTCTTTCCGGTCGGTTACTCCTCGACCGGGGTGCAGCAAGGCAACGGGTTCGTCTCTATATTCGGGCTGGCTACGAAATGGAGGGGGGTGGAGAACGACGGCTTGGGCTGGCTTGGCTTTGACGACACGGACGGCAGCGAAGTCTCGGAAAGTTGCCGGACAACGAACTTGACCAGCGGCGGAGCGCAAGCATTCCCGTGCTTTGGAGACATAACAAACATACGAGGCGCGGTCGTCAGTCCGATTGTGTTTCGCTCAAGTTCGAGTGATTACCCATTGTGTGGCGTAACGTGGGCCAGCGACCCAAACATTTCTATCGACAGCATCGAGATCGAGGAATAAATGACAGACTGCGTGATCGGCGAAGATTTGCGATGCGCAAAGTGCGGCAGGTCGGCGAAGGTTCGCCACTTGCGCCGCCGATGCACTTCATACGGCCCGCCGCGACCAGTAAAGGGGCTCGGTGACATAGTGGCAGACGCGCTCGCCAGCGTCGGGATCACGAAAGAACGGGCGCAGGCCGTGGCGTCGGCGGTGGGGGTAGATGATTGCGGCTGCAAGGAGCGGCAGGCAGCCATGAACGCCTGGGGTGCCAAGCACCTCGGCATCGGGACTGACGCCGCCAAAGCCAGTCTTGACCAATAAGGCTACATAGCCACAATATTCACATGCCGGAAGACCACCACTTCACGCTGGCAGGGGTCAAGTGGCTCCTGCGATTCAGCCGCCTGCGCGGCAATGCGGCCGGCTGGGCCTATCTACCGGACTCCAAGAACCCCAAGCTCGAGCGGAAGATTCTCATCGACGAGAAACTCTCAAACCGCCCCCGCCTCGAAACCATCGTCCACGAGTGCCTTCACGCTCTGTACCCAACAGTGAGCGAAGAGCATATCACCGAATCCGCCCGCGACCTCTCGAGGGTTCTTTGGACCCTTGGCTACAGGGAGACAGAGTGATGCCGAAACTCTCTGCCGTTGACTTCGTGCTCGAGCGGGCCGCCGTCGCGATGAACAACCCGCCCAAGCGGTCGTGGTTCTCGAAGCTGCCGCCGGAGGCGCAGCAACGGCTCCGCGAGGTCAAGCGGGCGTACACGGATGGGAAGTTCGCGGGTGTGTCTTACGCGACACTCTGCAAGGCGATCACGGACCTGTTGAGGGAGTACAAATGGCCCGTTCCAACAAATCAAGACACGATCCTTCGTTGGCTTCGTTCGAGCGGCACCTAGACGTCGCCCGCGACGCCAGCAACTCGCGGCTGCGAGACGAACTGGCGAGCCTGAAGCGGAAGTACGACGTAGCGCTCAAGCAGCTCGACGCCGAGAAGGCGGCCGTTGCGAATTTGACGGCCCTCTCCGACGTCGCGCCGAAGAAGATCACCCGCAGCCGCCCGCGCGGCAAGCGGCCAGAGGCGACGGCGGTGCTAATTCTTTCGGACTGGCACGTTGAAGAGGAGGTGCGGCCCGAAACCTGCCGTAACCTGAATCACTTCACGCTCGCCATCGCCGACCGCCGAATCAAGCAACTGGTGCAGCGGGCGTCGATGCTCATTGAGCACGAAAAGCACCTGACGGGTATTCGTCGAATCGTCGTGGCGGCGCTCGGAGATTTCATTACCGGCCATATCCACGACGACCTCGTGGAAGTGACCCAGTTGGCCCCGCTGGCCGCGACCCGCTGGGCCGGCGAGCGGCTGGGGGGCGTGATCGACGCCATGAGCGAGATCGCCCCGGTGCTTGTGGCGACGGCGAGCGGCAATCACGGCCGCAGCACAAAGCACCCGCGGATGGCGACCGAGAACGACCACTCGTTCGAGCAGCACCTCTATCTCACGATGGCGGGCCAAGAGAAGCGAAAGAACGTCGAATGGCAGGTGGGCGAGGGGTATCTCAACAACATCAACCTCGACGGATTCATCGTGAGGGCGCACCACGGCCACGCAATCCGGTTTGGCGGGGGCGTGGGTGGGCTGACGATCCCCGCGAACAAGGCGATCAGCAATTGGAACCAGGCCCAGCGGGCCGACCTCGACATCTTTGGTCACTGGCACTGCTTCAGTTGGCTTCCGTATCGGTTCGTGGCGAACGGGTGCTTGATCGGCCACAACGCTTTCGCCGACCGCATCAAGGCTGAGTATCAGCCCCCAAGCCAGTCGCTCGTCATCATCGACCACGACCACGGGCGGGTGACGAAGGTGCTCCCGATCTTCTTGAAATGACACCCGACGAAATCAACAAAGCCTGGGAGCTAGTGCGGCGCTACGGCCCGTCGAATTCGTGGACAGCCGCGAACGGGACGCTGGCGGCGGCCCTCGGCCGGGCGCTCGAGCAGATTGAGCGGCTCCAGTACCGGATCGCGATTATGGAGGAGCGCAGTACGCCCTATGAACGAGACTGACTATCTCCGCGAGGCTCTCCGCTACGCGAGGGCCGTTTCGCACGACACGAACACCCAGGTCGGCGCCGTCCTGGTCGCCGGCAAGCGGCTGGTCTACGGGGTCAACCGCGCCGCCTGCCGGATCGACGGCGCCAGCAAATACCAGATCACGGAGCACGCCGAGCGGGCCGCGATCTACAAGGCGGCGGCCGTGGGAATTGCCACTGCCGGCAGCACGCTCTACGCCCCCTGGTTCGCCTGCACCGACTGCGCCAGGGGGATCATCCTAGCCGGCATCCGCGAAGTCGTCGGCCTGGTGAGCCTGCGGCAGGCCACGCCGAGTCGGTGGCTAGAAAACTTGGAGATGGCCGACGAAATGCTCAGTCGCGGGGGCGTCAATATCCGCTGGCTCAACGAGACGGTGGGGGTCACGATTCGCCTCGACGGGAGGGATTTGGAATGCTGATTGGACTATGCGGGGCTGCCGGCAGCGGCAAAGACACGGTGGCGAGCATCCTGCGCGAGACGGCGCAGTTCTACCGGGTGGCCTTTGCCGACCCGCTCTACGAGATGATTTCGGTCATGACGGGGCTGCTGCCCGAAGACCTCCAGGACCGGGAGCTAAAAGAGGCTGAGATCGACTGGATCGGCCGGTCGCCGCGGCAGCTTCTCCAGACCCTCGGGACTGAGTGGGGGCGGGGCATGGTCAGCGAGAACATCTGGATCGACATTGGGATGCGCCGGATCGACCGGCTCCTGGCCGACGGCCGCAACGTCGTCGTGACGGACGTCCGCTTTGACAACGAGGCGGCGGCCATCAAGGCAGCCGGCGGCGAGGTCTGGCAGATCGTCCGCGGCGAGGGCTGCGTCCGCGGGGTGTCGATGCGTCATGCCAGCGAGGCGGGTGTGGCTTCGACGCTCGTCGATCGCGTCGTCGGGAACTGGTCCACCCTTGAGAAACTGCGGCAGACCGTCGCGGCGAATGTCCTCTCTGGGGTGCCTCAAAAGGCTACAATAAACCAATAAGCCACGGATGGGCGCAGATGACGGCAGACGAACTCAAGCAGGGTGTAATCGACTCTATGCTGCGGGTCGCCGAGCGTTTCGGCGTGCCGGTGGTATTGCTTGGCGTCGTGATTTGGCTGGGCCGCGAGGCGGCGATCACGTTGCACGGGTCGCTCGTGAAACCAGTAGTCGAAAGCCACGTTCAGTTCTTGGAAACAACGAGCGCGACGCTCAAGGAAATATCGACGGTCCAGACCCAGCAAGCGGCGACCCTCGAGGAGCTGGCACACGGGCAGCGAGAGCTGCGTGAGAAGGTCAAAACAGTCACGGTGCGGGCGGTCGAGACACCTCCGCAGAACTAGGGGTTTCGATGGCCTACGACCAGACACCGGGCAACCTGCCGATCTCGTTCGTGCGCGGTGACACGATGTCGGCGCTGGTCGATTTCAGCATCGACCTCACCGGCTACTCGTTCACCGGCTCCCTCGTCTCGGTGGTCACTGGGGCTGAAGTCGTCCCGCTAACGCTCGCGGTCGTGTCGGCCGCTAACGGGCAGGTGAATGTGTCCCTGACGGCCCAGCAGACCGCCGCTCTAGCTCGCGGCACCTACCAGTGGAAGTTCGTCTGGACGCAGGGGCTCGCGGTTCGCACCGCCCTCACCGGCTTTGTGGAGGCTCTGTAAATGCCGCCGATCAATGCCAGCGTGACGAACCAGCAGATCACGGCCAGCGTCGGCGAGACGCAGATCGACGTTTCGGTTTCCGGTGGCGTCGGCCCCACGGGGACGGCAGGCGCGGCTGCATCGGTTCAGGTCGGCACCGTGACGACGGGTGCGCCGGGATCGTCAGCGAGCGTAGTGAACGCTGGCACTTCAAGTGCGGCCGTGCTGAACTTCACGATCCCCGCCGGGGCCACCGGCGCGCAGGGCCAAACCGGTGTCACGGGGGCGCAGGGAATTCAAGGAATCCAAGGACCGGCGGGACCGGCGGGACCGGCGGGACCGGCGGGGGCCACGGGTGCCACCGGCCCAGCGGGCAGCAACGCCACGGCGACAACCGACGCTTCGGCGTTAGTGTCTGGCACATTGGACGCGGCCCGACTCCCCGGCTCGGTTGTCCTCACGACCGACGCGAGGCTCAGTGACGCTCGCCAGCCGCTCACGCATCAGCACACGGCCAGCCAAATTTCCGACTTCACGGCGGCCGTCATCGCCGCTGCACCGCCCACGACGAACGCTTCGCTGCTCACCTCAGGCACGCTCCCCGACGCGCGGCTCTCCTCGTCAATCGCCCGCACCGCTGACGTTACGGCTGCGGTCGCCGCCGTGGTGAACGCGGCCCCCGCGACGCTCGACACGCTCGCGGAGTTGGCCTCGGCTTTGGGCTCAGACGCCAACTTCTCGACGACCGTCACCAACTCGCTGGCGGGCAAGGCCCCGATCAACAATCCCACCTTCACCGGCACGGTCAGCGGCATCACCGCTGCGATGGTCGGCCTGGGCAACGTCAACAACACCAGCGATGCCTCGAAGCCGATCAGCACCGCCACGCAGACGGCCCTCGATGGCAAGGCGGCGACGAGCCACGCGCACGGCAACATCACTTCCGACGGCAGGATCGGAACTACGTCCGGTCGCCTTGTAATGACAGACACGGGCGGCGTCCTCTCGTCGTTCGCCACGCCGAGCATTTTCGTCACGAATTGCAACGCTACCGGCAACGTCAGCGGAACGTGGACAGGCACGACGATTTCCGTCGCTCGCGGCGGCACGGGGGCGACCGATGCCGCAGGGGCGAGGGCGAATCTCGGGCTGGCAATCGGCACCGATGTACCTGCTCTCTCTCATACGCATAGCGCACTGGAAGTGACTTCGGGCCAGTTCGACATCGCGAGAATACCCAGCCTCCCGGCCTCGCAGATCGGAAGCGGTGTGCTGGCTACCGCGAGGCTCGGCACCGGCACCGCATCGGCGTCGAACTATCTGCGTGGCGATGGGGCGTGGGTTGCCGCGCCAGTGACCAGCGTGAACGGGCAAACGGGGGCCGTAACCGTAGCGGTATCCGTAAAGAAATTCTGGTGGATGTAGGAGTAGCGAATGCCAATCCCTGACCTGTGCAATCCGACGAAGGTTGAAGCCAAGAACGCCAAACTGGCGGTCACAACGTCGGCCACTGCGATCATCAGCAACGGAGCCGCCAGCAATAAGACGCTCCGCGTCGTGTCGCTCTACGTCTCCAACGTCGATGGTGTGGATGCCGCGAGCGTTACCGTGTCGATCTTCGACGGCAGCGTGACGCGGCATATCTGCAATACCGTGTCCGTTCCCGCCGACTCCACGCTTTCGGTCATCACCCGCGAGGACGTTGTGTATCTCATGGAAGGCGATGCCCTGCGGCTGACGGCCAGCAATGGCGGCGACTTGGAAGCCATTGTGTCCTACGAAGAGATTTCGTAATGCCCCGCCGCAACGGCTCATACTTCGGGTTGACGGTGAACCCCACGCCATCCGTTGCCAGCGGTATCTGGCGGGTGCGGGAGGCAGAGGAGTTTTTGCGGGTCAACAAGTGGCCCGCCACGCCCGGCGTGCCGGGATCGCCGGTCGGTTCTGCTGGCAACGCCCAAGTCTCGCTCACATGGTCGGCTCCAGCGCTCGGCTCGCCGCCGACTGATTACCAAGTGCAGTATTCGTCCAACTCGGGATCAACGTGGACGACGTTTGCCGATGGCACCAGCACCGCAACGTCGGCGGTGGTTACTGGCCTTACGAATGGCACCGGCTATATCTTCCGCGTGCGGGCCGTGAACGCACTTGGCGAGGGGCCGTATGGGGCGGCGAGCGGCGTTGTGACGCCAGCGGCAAACCCTGTCCCGGCAACTGCGGGACTGGCGTTCTGGCTGGACGCTTCGGATTCCAGCACGGTTCTGGATGCTGTTTCTGGCGGCGATCCTGTATCCGCCGACGGGGCGGTAGCGGCGTGGATTGACAAGAGCGGCAACGGGTGGAACGCAACGCAGGCGGAAGGCTCCATGCAGCCAATAAGAAAAGTTGCTTCCCTCAACGGAAACGACGCGCTGGAGTTCGACGGTGCCGACGATTGGATGCAGATTGCGCAGAATGCAATCGGCAACACCGGAAATATGTCTGTTTTTGTTGTGGCGAAACTAGCGTCTGTTTCTTCTTTACTCCGAGTTGTGTTGAGCAAGGGCGACGGAGCGACGTTTGCAGGTACGGCGTGGGAACTCAATACTTTTATTCCCGGCTTTGGATACGCCAACAACGATTGGTTTTACACAACCGGCGCTTCCGTTCCGCAGCAGCAAGCCGTTTTGCTGGCGGCGCGCGCGGAAAGCGGGATTGCGCAGCTCATGGTGAACGGGGTAAATTCTGGTTCTCCTTCTTCTAATCCCTCGGGCATCAACAGCATTTCTCAATTCATCGGCATCATGGGGTCTGGCGCAAGCGGTTCGCTGCCGCAAGACGGCTTGGTCGGCGAAATAGCCATCTATGACGCGGCGATTTCGTCGTCAGATATGGCAGCAGTGTCTTCCTATCTGATGGCTAAGTGGGGCATTTCGCAGCCCTGACGAACTGCGCTAGGCCCACAAGAGAGAGTCGCGATTCGCGAACGGCGAACGTGCGCTACTCACCTTAGAGACGGTCGGAAAAGGCATTGCGCCCGCTTGCCAGCCGCGTAGAATGACCA